CCCGAAGTAAGGCGGACTCGTCACCACGCAATGTACGGACTCACGCGGCAGCGTGCGCAGCACGTCGCGACAATCGCCCTTGAGGATTTGCACTGTCATCCCCGAATCCCCAATGTCGGCGGATTGACAATCTCAGGCATCGACCGCGGCACTTGCGGCATCGGCGCCGCTGGCGCCTTGCGCGTCGCCCATCCCTTGTCGACCGCCATCTGGATCGCTTTCTCCCGCGTCACGTTGCCGTCGCGATAGGCCTTCTGCAGATCGTCCAAGGATTTGATCTTGGTCTCGTCGAATCCCGTATCTTTCTGGTCATGGTCGGCGATAACGTCGGCGTACCAGTCTTCCGGCTTCCTTCGGAATCCCTTGATGGCCGCGCCGAGATAATCGGGGCTATCGGGATTGAACAGCGATTGCGCCGACTTTCCCGACCTGCGCTCCGCGTCGTACTGAGGAAGAACTTGGGCAAGGAATTTCAGATAGAGTTCGTCGCCCTTCGGGTCTTTGATGTGAAGGCCTTCGTCCGAACCTGTGATCTGTGCTCGCGCGTTCTTTAGGAACTGCGCTTTCATTTCCGATTCGGCGACGCCTTCCGGCGATTTGTGCGCCTGGATTTCGGTTACGAGTTTGTCAACACCTTTGACCGACAGGTCGCCGTTTGGGCCGACGTGGCTGTAAAGCTGCGACTCGTCGGTAATGCGATCTGCGTCACCGTCGGGCAGATGGATTTTCCGGTAGAGATCATAAAATCCAGAGCCGTATGACTTTTCCTCGTGTTCTTCCGTGCCCTTGAGTTTCAGAAGCTGCTCGCCCATGCGCTCCTTGGCTTCGCGGGTCATGTTGGGAGCGGCATTGATGTCGTCGAGCGTCACGGGTTGGTTGCCGTGGATGGCGAAGAAGAATTTCAGTTCCTCGCCGTCGCTGGCGACCTTTTGCGCCTTCTGTTCCAAAGCCTCGGCGCGGCTCATCATCGAGATTCGCGCCAGCGTCTGCTGCAAGACCTGCTGCTGCAATTCCGGTCTATCGGCGAACAGCGGATCGCTCATAATCTTCTTTGCGACGTCGGCCGGATCGGCCGGCGTGACCGGCGCCTCGCCGTTATTGATGGCGATGTTCTTCTGAAACCGCTGTACGAATGACGCGGTCTGCGCGTTGACCTGCAACCCACCAGGAAGCGAAGTCCACTCGCCGCTCAAGGCTTGTCCAACGGCCGCGAGAAACCGCGGATTGTCCCTGTGTTCCTTCAAATCCTGATCGAGATTTCCCGACAATTCCCCGAACGGTTTGAAGGCGTCGCCTTGGTACGCCTTGGCGTAGCGCTGGGAAGCGAGCTTTGCGGCGAATTGATCCTGCGATTCCGGGCTGATGTCGGTCAGATTAAACTTGTCCCGGTTAGCGTCCCATGTGGTTTTGGTGATCTGATAACGTCCAAAACCCGAAGTGGGACCGAACTGTGCCGGCGTCATCACGCGGGGATGGTCGCTATAGTCGAAGTCCGGTTGGACCTCCTTGATGGACCTCCCCCCGTACATCGTGTCGTAACCGCCTCCGGGGGTTTCGCTGCCGTGGATGGTGTCCAGAAGTCCCCGCATTTCCGGGGAAAGCGTCATATCGACGGAGCGACCTTCCTGGGTCGAATAGTAATCCGCCAAGCGATTGACCGAGCGCTTTTGCGCTGCTGCTCTGACAAACTTGTCAAGCGCCAGTCGCGTGCCCGGATCAATCTGGGAACTATAGCGCTCGAAGATTTTCAGCGCAGTTGAGATATTGTCCGGGTCTTTCGGGTTGGTCATCGCGGTCTCGACCCAATTCTTGACCGCCTGACCTTTCATCTTCGACACGTCAACATCGAGCGCGTTCTTTTGCTCGGGATCGTCCAGATTGTTGTAGCGCTGGTCAAAATGATTGTGCGCCTCGGCGTTGACCACGCCGATCTGCCTGTCGAGTTCACCAAAATCGACACCGCCGCCGCCCTGGATAGCAAGGCTCCCGACGTCTGTAGCTGACGTGATATTGTTGCCGGCGACCTTTGTTCGCCACTGCGTTAATTGCGTAGTGGCATGAGAAGTTGCCTTCTCGATCATATAGTCGAACGAGCGACGTAGATTCTGCGAGACGAGAGACTTGGTGTAGAGATTGCCGGCTTGGCTTTCGGTTTCCTGCTGAATCGCCCGCAATTTTTCTTTCAGTATGGGCAGATTGTCCTGGGCCGCGCGGCCCTCTAATTCCATGTGAGAGGAAGTCAGACCTAATCCCTTATCGACAGCATCACTATGGAGTTCGGCCGCGTGCGTCTGGTCGTTGAGCTGATTAAATTCGGTTACAGCCGAGATCGCGGTATCGCCGGCAGTGGTAAGTCCGTGACCAAATTCCTTCTTCGCCTCAGCGCCGAATCCTCCAAACATATTCGGCGACGTCGAAATGCGCTGGTAATCGTCCGGCGCACCGGACGGATTGACCTCGGGAACCATAATATCGAGCGCGCCGGGCATCTAGGCACTCATGGAGTATTTTGCGTAGGAGCCGCCAGCCGACGACGCTCCACTGAGGAAAGTCCCCAAGGCCGCGACCGGCGCCGCGTCGCTCGCCTGTTTGGATTCCTGGGTGAGCAAACCAGATTCCGCAGTGTCCGACGTCGCCGCAACCTCGTAACCATACGCCTTCTTCGCCGCGTTGGAGCGGATGGTCAAAGCATCGAGCATCCCAAGTTCCGATTCCGCCGCGCGCACCTTCGGCGCGGAGCCGGTATTGACGTCGATACCCGACGATGCCTGACGGGCCTTTGTCATCCCCACGGCGCCGCGGGTCTTCAATCCCTGGTTAGCCGCTTCGATTTCTCCAGCCTGCGTCTCCATGCCGGCGTTAAGCATCGCCTGCTTGGCGTTGTTGGCTGCGACCTGAGCCTGATAGGCAGCGTTGGAACTCTGCGCCTCCATGGAACTGTATTGGCCGTATGCGGAGATACCCGCGCCCGCAATGGCTCCAACGAGCGCGATCGGTGCAATGGCGGCGCCCATATCAAAACCCCATGTGGAATCGGCAATAGAGCGAACCATTCAATCCCAACGGCTCGGCTTTATCTACCGTGAAACCAAGAATCTTAAGGAATTTCACCGCCTCTTTGTAATTGGCCGCCACGAACGATTCGAGCTTCGGTCGCAATCGCATCATGGCGGCAAGCTCGCGCTTGCCAACCCGGACAAACGAGAACGGGACTTGCTCGACCAGCGCCGACGTGTGCAGCCACGGCACGCCGAGATCGGACAACGGACTGACGTTCTCCCGCAGCGCAACCGCCAAGCCCCACACCGCGGCGACTTCGCCGTGGATCAAGGCTGCGCGGCACATCACGGAATTGCGGTATGCACGATAAAGCGCCTTCTTGACGCCAAAGCCCAAGTTCTCGATTTCCCTGCGGTCGGCATCCCGCAAGGTTTTGCCGAGGGCAACGATGTGCTCGGGCTGGCACGGCACGATGGCGTAGCCCGAGGTGATAACCGCGTCGGCTCGATGGAAGCGCGTCAACGGTGCGCCGTTGAGTTTGGGGATGAGCGAGTGGATTTCAGCCATTGGGCACGTCGCCAAGTTCCAACTCGGGAATGAACGCAAGGATTTCAGCCGGCAGCGGGAGCGTCTGCATCACTGCTACCATGCCCGGAGAGGCCTGTCCGGTCGTCGTGGAATAATCCCCCGCCACCACCTCGTACTTGTCGCCACAGAACAGCGGCAGCGCGTTGCCGGCTCCTGCGAGCATCTGAGGTTCGGTCATGGCGGTCATCAAATTGGGACTCACGTTCCACGGCAGTTCCGCCTGACCCGGCTGTAGTGATGCAATCGGCTGGTCCTGGCCGAACAAGAGCCCACGGCTAAACGCCAGTCGCGTTGTCACACCCTGGATTCTCTTGCGCTTGCCCTGAATCATCTCGCCCGGCATGTCGGCGTGCATCGATTGGGCCTGTGCGATGAAGGGCAAGCCGATGAGGATCTGGCTCGCCGCGTTCGGCAGGACAACCGAACCGTCCGCCGCAACGGTAAGATTCAAGACCGGAAAACCGTCGCACAGCGCATTGACGGTCATCCCCTTCAAATGTTCGAGGCCGAAGACCGTCGCGACGGGGGTGGTGATGGTCCACGTCCCCGGAATAGCGGGAACCGGCATGTTGAAGGGATCGTTTGGCAGCGTCGTGGTGATCGCGGATTGCGGAGGCACCTGCGCGATGATTTGCGTCGGCGACACGTAGGCCGACACCGTTCCGATTCCGCCGCCCATTCTAAGCACCTGACCGACAACTCCTGTCGTGACGCCATCGAACACGTTCTGGTCCGCCGTGACGGTCACGGAATTGTCGGCGATGAGCGATATGATCGCGCCGGAGCCAGTCGAGTCCGTGATCTGCAGCTGCGGCTGCTGATACTTCGTGCCGCCGAAGAGATTGACGCTGGTAATGACGCCTCCCGTCAGGCCAAACGTAGCGGTTCCGCCCGAGCCGACCCCGGCCTGGTCAACCACGACGCCCACGGGCGCCGTGTACAGTGTTCCGCCCTGGATGATGGCCGAGAGTTTTGGAACTCCACCCCCGACCGCAGCCGAAGCCGACAGCGTCGCATTCGGCGCCGGCTGCGGCAATGCCGTCGCGGAATCCAGGCAATAGGACTGTTCCACATTCGCCCACAATCGATTGTCCATCCGCTCCTGCATGTAAACCCACTGGTTTACACCGCGGATGAAACGCTTGACGATGAAGTACGGCGCGTTTGCCGGTTTTTCCGAAGCAACAGCAACCGAACAGAACAGCCCATTGGTGTCGTGGCGCGCAAAGCCTCTGACCTCCTGTTCCTGCACGTAGGTCAGAGAAATCAGTTTGCCGTCGTTTCGCACAATCCACTGGATGCGATACGGATTGAAGCACCACGCCCATTCGCGGACCTCAAACCCCTGGAACAGATGCGACGACAGCACCGACACGTCTTGTCCCGTATAGATGTTGAAATAGAAATTGTAATTGACCTCGTTGATCGATCCCGAGAGTGAATCGGGATAGAGCAAATTGTAGCGGATGCGTTGCGGCGGAACCGTCGGCGAACAGCCTAAGCCCTCCTGCGCTATCGCTTGTTGCGAGGCCGGCGTGATCGGCGAGTTCTGTCCTCCGGCTCCCGAGACCTGCCAAGTGGTTTTGCCCGTAAAGGTGACAAGCCCACCCGGCATCGGCAGCATCCACTGCACGGTATTGATCTGCTCAGCCCATGGCGTTGTTACGATCGCGTCGGAATCGATCGGCGGGTCGCCCTCGTCGAAATTAGTGAACGCGCCGGGCTGCGAGAAAAACTCCGTGTCAGGCTGATTGAGCGTGGCCGCATAGGCGCGGCGCTGCTGAAAGTATGCAACAACACCCGGATAGGTGCCGCTCTGCGGCCCTACTACGAGAGTACCAACGGCGCCGGAGCCAGTGCCGGAATCGGCAAAGACCGCCGTATCTGTCGAGAGATAGCCGAAGCCCGGATTCTCAACAAAGACACCGACAATTCCCCCTGAACCAGACAACGTGATATTTGCCACGGCGGTCGAGATTGCGTTGTTTCCCACCGGATCAGTAACCGGAATTGCCACGGTCGACTGGCCGGGAGGTGGAAATTGTGTTGTTCCAATCAGCGCAACGTCGATCGTCGTTCCGGTATGGGCCACGATGATGCCCATGGCCGTCCCGGCGCCGACCTGCTGGCTGACGACGACACCGTTGATGACGAAAGGATTTGCGGCAAACGTGATGCGCTGGCCTGTGAGCGACGCGCCGATGATCGGGATACCGACAAACCCCACGCCCGTCGCGCTCGTGATCGAGACCGACGCAGTCGCCGCAGTGTAGAGCGTGCCGAACTGCGACATCGCGATATTGAGAATCTGCCCGCGCGCAAATGGATTAGCGTGCTGTGGCGGAACGATATTGAAGTCGGCGATGATATTGGTGTCCTGCCAGCTGTTGGTGTTCGAGGAACCCACGTAGCCGAACAGCTGACCTCCAAAATTATTTCCGCTGTTAGTGTAGTCGGGTGCTGCGCGATAGAAATTATATTTTGACGCACCCGTGACGGCAGAACAAGTGATGCTGTTGGTGCCGAACTGCCCTGCTATGTCGACGACGTTCTTGACCACGCCGATCGGGGAGGGCTGGCTTTCCTCGCCGGTATTTGCATCGACCGCAGTTGCGACATAGCCGTAAGCCGCAGGCCCAGGTCCGGTGGCATAGGCCGTTCCGGTTACGGTGCAGGCGTTCGGCGCCGCGATCGATGACGCAAACTGCGGGGGACCGATGGTCCAGTTGTTCGCTGCAATCCGAGACAATTCCTGCGGCGGATATTCGGTCTGGGTATCTTGGTTGACCAAAGTGAGCGACATCACGTCGGCGCTTTGCGTGAACTTCAGATAAGGCAGGTCGACCGCATGATACGGAGTAGCCAGCGTGTAGAGCCGCGCCGCAGTTCCTCCCGCCGTATAGGCGCCGTAGGCGATGGAGTTTATTGGACTGCCGAAAATGTCGTTGATGGTCACGGTATTTGGTGCGGCAACCGCAACCGTGACAGTGCGGCCGTTGAGTTGCGTCATCCCTCCAATGCCGATGAGAAAGATTTGATCGCCCGCCACATAGGCATGGCCTGGAATCGTCAGGCTGCAGGGATTGGCTCTGGTAGCCGCGGTAATTGCAAGCGCGTTTTCCGTGACATAGCCACCATTGGCGACCACGCGCATGTATTGTTCGCCAAACTCCAGAATGTAGGACTGGAAGATGTTGAAGGTGAATTCGATATTTCGGGGTGGAGTGGAATTTGCACTGGCGGGTTGCTTGCAGACGCCGACGTAGGCGAGCCCGCCGCGGGAGAGTAAACCACCTCGATACGAGACAAAAAAATTGCGTGCCACCGAGCACGCACTATGCCATTTTGCTAAATCGAGACGTCCGTAAAGTGAAGGCGAAACCTCGCCCGCCGAAAACGAGGATTTAAGAATCGGGGCGGTCATTTCTTAAATCACAAATCCGCCGGGAAACCCCATGCTTTGCCAGCCATAGAACGTCAGCGCCGTATCCCATAGGCCGTAGCTGGTGAGACCTCGAACAGCGAGCCAATCGGGGACGCGGTCAGTTGAAGTAATTCCTTCGTTGCCGTCAGAAATTCTGGCCTGCTGTACGATGCCGGTAGCAATCTGGATTTGCTCCTTGAGTACCTGGGCATTGCGCGCCAGCGGATTGACCAGCCACGCCCCAAGCGTCGCGATTGCGGCCTCTTGAAAATGAACGTCCCACAAATCGACGTCAGGTTCGCGACGTGTATAGACGATCTGCGCAAACTCAAGGTCCGTCAGGATGCACTTGATGTGGTTGCCGTTGGCATCCGTATCGTTTGCGACGATGAACTTGTAGCCGGGATTGCCCCACGGCCAAACCGGCGCAACCTGTACGCCGGCCGGAAATGGATTTGATCCTCCGCTCTGCGGCGGATTGCAGAGCAGATAGCGCGCGAGCAAGCAGTCGGATGGATAGGCATAGCTATACTGCCAGGGAACAGGAGGAATTGGGAGCGTTGTACCATTCGGGTTTTCTGGCGTTCCTTGTGCCGCCTTTAGAAGAGACCCCGCCTGTTGAGTCCGGGCAAAATTCCAATGGGCTGCCCTTGCCAAACTGTCCATACGCAGTTGAAATTGTCGCGCGACAACAATAGCGTTTGGCGCCGGCAACGGCGGCGCCAATGACGTGATGGAGAATCGAGCCCCGATGTTATCGAGGCTGATGTTGGCGAGCGTAACGTCGTCCATCGACTAGCGCTGTACACCCGGCGGCGGCGCCACGGTTCTCGGCTCGGGCGGTGGGGCATTGGAAGGTGCCGCGCCGGCGAACAGCGGTTCCGCAGGTTGCGGCGGCGCAGGAGGATGTGCCGCATCGGCCGGCGCAAACGGCAGCGGTGCGTCGGACTTCAGATCGTCCTTGTCCTTCGCCTCGGCCTCCTCGATCTTTTCCTGCTTGCCCAAGCGCTCTTTGGTCCGCTCGGATTCCTCGTCGGCCGCCTTCTTCTGCGCCTCGGTATGGGCCGGCTTGTGGTCGGCTACCTCCTTGAGATTCGGACCCGGTTGCCATGTGTCGGGATCGTGTTCGATGGCGACGATGCTTCCCGCCTCCTGGATCGCGTTATTGATCCAGCTTTTGGTGAGAACTCGGAAGTGCTTGGTTACCAACTTCGACATTAGCGTTGCTCCCTTTCTTCGATGTGGGTGAGTGTGCGTACCTCGCCGGGCACAACGCTCGGCACTGGTTCAACTTCGCTCGGGGCGATAGGTTGCGGTTCCTTGACCTTGCTGCGCTCCGCGGCAGCGTCGGCTTCGGCCTTCTGGTCTTTGGTGTGGCCAACGGGCTGGTCGGGGATGACGTCGTACAGCGGCACATCGACCATGTCGCCGATAGCGCGGTTGGCGTCGATCGCCGGATCGGTCGAATAGTCGATCTTGTCGACGGTCTTTCTCACCGCGCGATGCGGTCCCTTCATGCCCTCGGGCAGAATCACTTCGTCGCCGGTCTCGTATATCTTGCCGGCAAAGAAGCATTTTTCCTTCATCCTAATTCGCATGGCTATGCCGCCTTCTCGTCGCCGCCGTACCAAGCCTTGTGGCGCATTTCCGTGGCTTCCTCGTCCTCGTTCTCGGTCGCGAGGTGGGTGATCTGCAACTCCACCCGGCAGCAATTCTCCTTGGTGCCGTCGGCCTCCACGCGCTCGTTCTGCGACACCGACGTCACCTTCGCCATGGCGACGAAATGGATCATCATGCCGACCTTGGGCAGTTCGCCGTCGAGGCCGAGCTTTTCCAACTCTTCCTCGGTCAAACTGATACACAGTCCATAGGGATAGACCGGCGCCGAAGGGGCTTCGATGGCCTTCGGCATGTCCTCCTTGATCTCTTCCTGGTCGCGCGCCATGTCGATCATTGTTGAGAAACCTGCCATGGGATTTTATCCTTTTGGTTAAGAGTTGGCACTCATCACGGCACCCCCGGTATCAACTGCACCACGATGTTTTCGAGGGTCATGGTGTCGGTCGCGGTGGCGAGTTGCATGTTCATCACGAAGTTTTGGCTGGTTGTGGTGTCAATGGCACCAAACACAGGTGCGGCGGCGGCGCCAGCTAGCGGCGTCGCGGGAATAGGTGCTTGGACATTAGCCACTCCACGATTGCAAAACCCAACCTCCTGGCCACCGCCAAGGGCAGTCGTTAGATTGTTGACAAAGAAGTTGTAGGACGAAAAACTGGACGTGAGCGTCTTTGCTCCTGCGCTGTTATTGTTGCTCCACGCCGCCTTTCTGACAACGGTTCCGTTCACTCCGATTACATTGCCCGCAATCGCCAGCGTATAGCCCGCGATGTTACTGCCCGTCGTCTGCGTATAGGCCCCGGGGCCGGTCGTGGCAAAAGCCGTGGGAGAGCCGGGGATGGTCGGCGTGCCGGACGTGTAGGTGTTGTTGAACACCGTCGCTGCGGTGGTCGAGGAAAACGTCGCGTAGTACCAGCCTGCCGCACTAGCAGCGGCAATCGCTCCGGTAGGCATCCACACATAAGCGTTCGGGTAAGCCGTCGCGACAGCGGTCAGGCCAGTCAGCGCACCGTTGTTCGCCATCGAGCCGGACGACACCAACACGAACGGGATGTGAGATTGGCCGAGAGTTTGTGGCGTCGTGATTGGGTTGACAGAGAATTTTGTGAACGTCAGCGGATCAGTCCCGACCGTATTGACCGTCGAAGTCAGCAGCCACGACGTGGTGCCGTTCACGGTGCCGTTGACGACCGGAATAGCGCCAGTGTTGTTGATGTCGCTCGGCGCATCGTAGTCGAGCGCGCGGGTCAATATCGGCGGCAGGATGCCGGTCTGGACCTGCGTGACGTAGTAGATGCCGTTAAAAGCGCCGGACGGCGACTGCGTGTCGTTCTTCACCAAGAGACGCTGGCCGAGCGCCGTGAAGGTGAAGCCGTCGATCACGACAGCCGTGTTCACCGAGCCGGTGAACGTCGCACCGATGCCGGCAACACCGTTGTTGTAGGTAAATCCGCTGGTGTTTGCCGCCGCTGTGGTCGCGGCTTGAACAGCGACCGCTGGGTTGACACCAGCCACCGCGTTAGCGATTGCTGTAGTGACATAAGCTGTGGTCGGGATTGTGGTTGAATTATCAGTCGCGGCCGGTGTTGGGGCTGTAGGTGCTCCGGTTAAGGCTGGTGACACCGTCCCGGCTGGGCCGCCCGTGCCCGACGATGCACCCCCTAGCAGCGTCGCGACGCCAGCGCCCGGCGTGACCGTCGCCAACGCGCCGAACGCGGTGCCGTTGGTCTTAAGGCAAGTAATAGCGCCGCCGGCCGCTGCCGTACAATCTCCAGACACCAGTGAGAAAACATAAGTCGCCGCCTGCGACGGCGTACATTTGCGATCGGCACCACCTTGCACGCAATAGAGCAATTCCGAGCCGGCCAGCGCGGACGCCGCAGTCATGGCGGCAACCGTGCTGTCAGCAGCCCGCACTGGCGACGCGAGTGCAAGGACGGCGGCGAGCGCGATCAGAAATCTTCGCATATCAGCAGCCTCCGGCTAGACAAATTCTGCTTGCGGCGTCGGTTTGCAGGAGACGCGACGTACCATCGACCAACAGCAATAGATTGGTTGGCGCAGCACCGCCGCCAGCACCCCACGGCGGCACATGACCAGCGGGCGACATGATCCACGGCTGCGCCCATGCCGCTCCGAACAGTGCCAGCGTGATGAGCGATGCGAGCAACAATACGCGCATGGTCAGAACTGCGTGTAATAGACGATCGCCTGCACCGCGACGCCCGCAGACACGTTGATGCACAGATCGTTGGAGGCGGGAACGGGAGGAAGTCCGGTATAGACCGGAAGATGATCGACGTCCCCGGTCTGCGCGGTGAAACGAAACGCCGGCGTCACTGCGGTAGTCCCGGTGCCACACGTTCCGCCAGTGCCGTACTCGAGCTTCACGGTTGCGATGCCGTTGGAAAAGAAATTGAAGCCGCAGACGTAGATTTGCTTGGCGGCAACGCCGGTTACGAGTTTGGTGTCACCGCTCGTCGAGGCATCGTACTGCGCCGACTGATTGCACCCAGCCATCTGATTCGGTGAGACCGAGATACCTTGCGCGGATGCGTAGCCGCACCACAACAACATCAGACCGGCGGCGATCAGTTTGCGCATGGTCTTTCTACCTTTCGAAAATGAGGTGGCGGCTTCGCCCGATTGAGCGTGAACTATGACACTTCCGGGTTATCACACCCGGACCCAAGCAATCCCCGCCAGCATCGGGCGCGTTTATGACCTACCGGCCGCCCTCGGACCAGGTTGGATCTGGATCGCTCGGGTCAACTCTATGCAGCAGCCGCGGGTGCGGCGCCGGGTGAAGCGGCGGCAGCGGCAGGTGGCGCGGCACCCGGAGCCGCAGCAGGCGCAGCTGCGGCAGCGGGAGCCGCAGCACCCGCGGCTTGATTCTCGGCCATAGCCTCCGCGGCCTGGCGTTCCTCCATCTGGGAGTGCTCGTCCTCGTGGAGTTTATGCACGCCGTCGCGCGCCTTCTGGTGGCGCGCGTGCATCTCCTTGCGCTCGCGGGCGTGGCGCTCGTGGGTGCCCTCGGGCTTACCGGACTCTTTCTTGCCGCCGTACCAATCAGCCATTTTTCTCTCCGTACCATTCGCGCGGTTTGCGCTTGAAGAATTTGCACCAGCCGGTCGGCTGGATTTCACCTATCACCGCAGAACACCGATCGGGCTCGCGGAACATCTCGCACTTTCCACATCGCTCCGAACCATTGGGGCGGTCGCGGTAGTGGACGTCCTTCTTACTTGCCTTTGCCATACCAGCGCTCGCCGCGCGGTTCCTTCGGCTTCGCCTTTTCCTCTTTCATGGCCTTGGCGTCCTTGCGGACCTTGGCAATCGGTTTCTTCGCCATCGATTTTTCTCCTGGAACGGTACGTCGCGCCATGTCGGCGAGGGTGAGGGAAGCCATCAATCGTAAAGCCCAGACGGTATCTTCCGCAGACGCTGTAGCGCCGCCCAATCGAATGAGGCTTCGATGCTTTTCCCGTTAGCGGTCTCGCGTTCGACCGAGCGTAGGAACTGCCGAGCAAGCACCGCCAAGTCATCGTCAGGATCACCAAAATGGCGATCAAGCACCGCATGTGCGAGCTTTACTGCATGGTCAAATTCTTTATTCTCGCTCATTCAATCCTCCTTGGCTTTGCCGTACCATTTGCGCGCCGGTTTGCCGTCCTTGACCTTCGCGGGCAGCGAGCCGCCCGGATCGGATTCGGTAAACTCTTTCGCCACCGCGGCCTTGATGCCACGCTTCGCGGCGGCCTTGGGATTCTTCTTCGCCCACCACATCAATCCGCGTTGAGCTTGGCTGACGATGGGCATTGCGTCACCTCAAAAGCGGCGGATGCCCGAAAGCATCCGCCAGTTTGGGGGGATACACCACGGCTACAAACTAGAGATCGGCGCTGAAGTTGACATTCGCCGCCGTATTGGCACCGACGAGCTGCGAGGAACCGCCAGCAGTCACGGTCGCGCCGGTTGTGCATGTCACCTTGCCGGCAAAGATCGACGTCGAGGACGCAACGACCGCGAAGCCGGTACATGCCGTCGGGGATCCCGCGGTCGCGGTATCGCCGAAAGCGGTAGAAGCCGACGCGGTTGCGGTCGGCGCGGCGCGCATGGGCACCGGGAACTGGATCGGGCACACCACCGCCGCCGTCGTCGTCGCCTGACACAGCGTAATCGGCACCGTGTTCGCGACGTTGTCGGTGATCTGGTAGTAGGCGCGATATTGCAGGAGTGCTTCGAGCGCCGCAGGTCGACGGTCGAAGGCCGTGCAGTTGATGGTGGTGCAGTTATAGCCGACGGTCGTTGAGACCTTCGGCGCCAAGGCAAGATTGCGCGTCAGCTGGACGCCGGAGAACGCGATGTAGTCGTTCGCGCCTGCAGTACCGACCGGAGTAAAGCACAGCGCAACACCCACCTCCGTCGCGGTCACTGGAATGTTTCCGACTGCGGCATAGCGCCCATTGGTGGCGCTGATGGGGATGACTGCCGCCGTCGCATTGGCCTGGCCGGTCCAACCCGCACCGCCACCGCCGCCGCCGTTAAGACCCTTGGCGAGCGCAGCCGTACCCTCATCGGCTCCCGTGCCATAAATGATGTAGGCCGTCATGTTGCTGGAAGCGGCAGAGAAGTTTGCGCCCGCGGTGGCGTGGAAGTCGAGTTCTACGGTCGCACCGGCCGTCTGGTAGGAATTGGCCGATTCCACCTCCTGCGCCATACAGACCTGGATCACACCAGTTTGACCCGAGGTGCGCGCCATCTTGAACGCATATTGAAAGCCGCTCGGCGGCAAGTCGCCCGCGGTCGAATCGCGCGACACCGTCATTGCCGTGGCAGTGCCCGACCAATAGGCCCAGCGATCGGGACCGCCGTAGGTCAGCGTCGTCGTGACCGATGCGCCGGTCGTGCCGCGCTGGAACAGATTGGTGGTTGCATCGCCGCCGACCAGCAAATTGTTGCGCGTCGGCTGTGCATTACCGAAGCCGGCCAACGATGCCGTGTTCACGTAGCACGACACCGTGCAGGGAAATTGCAGCGGGACCTGTTCGGTGCCGAGCAGGTTTGTGATCTGCTGCATGCCCTGGCTGACGGCCGGGGCCGGAAGGAAGTAGGCGCCGAGCGCAAAGAAAGATGCACAGAGCGCAGCGACGCCGAGGCGTTGCAAAAGTTTCATGGTCTATATCGCCGCTCGTCGCGGCGCTCCTGGTTGAAGTGAAAAACGATAGGGCCGGTGCTTTGCACCTTCCCTCGCGTCATGAGATCGAAGCGTGTTGCTCCACCGCGACCCGGCCCGCTTTGCCCCGTTACTTTCGCTTTGGGGAGCGTGGCACTACCTCACGCTGATAGCTACCTCAGCGCCGCGAGTTCGAGGGTGCCAGATGACACCCTGCTGGGGGCCTTGCGAGCCGTACCAAGCCCTTGTGGTGTTCCTATCCCGTCGCCGACGACGGCGAATCGGTTGCGTTGGAGTTGGACAGCGGCATCTGCGGCTGCGGCGTTCGCTGTCCGGGCCGGCGCTGCCGCGGAGCGTTCGGCGAAGGCGGTGCAACGCTCGCGGCCGGCGGTGCGCGCCCGGCTTCCATCGGATAACCCTGCGAGTGTGACGAGAACGGCATCGGCGCCTGGTCGCCCTGGCGCATCGGCCGGACTGCAGCGTTGACCGGATGAAGCTGGCCCCTGCGGGTTTCGGCAAGCCGCGATGCCAAGAGCATCACGCTGCCCCACCACTGATCCTTGGAGATCATTTCGTCGCCTTCCTTCGGGCGAAGCGTGTAAGCGGCCTCGTTGATGCACTCCTGCGGGATCGCAGCCGCACCGCTCCTTGGCATCGTCGCATGCCAGCGCTCGAGCGCGTCGCCTGCAGCCTTGTTGAGCGGCTTCCAGGCATCGGACGGCGTCTGGTCCGTCGAGAAATGGTGTCCCGGTTCGATCAGCGTGGGACCGACCTGGCCGGTCTCGTCGGACGCCATGATGATGTAGCACTGCGTCAGCGCCTCGTAGGTCGGCGCCTCGATGCGATGGCCGCCGTCGGCGATGTAAAATTCGGGGAGCGTATCCATTGGTGTTTGTCCTTATGAGGATTTGCGCTGCGCCCCGCGTGGGTCTGCGGAACCGACGGGGCGCAGCGCGTTCACGACTTCGGTGGGAGGGTTCCAGGCACCGAGCCGTTAGGGGTTGCAGGGGTAGCACAGACAGGGTACATTAGGCGAGGTCGCAAGCGTTGCTGCGCTTTGCGACCTCTGACCACACCGAGCTTGAGGGAGCCCGACATGGCTAATACTAAAATCTCCCAATTTCATCGTCCGCGCAAGATCGGCAAGTCCCTAACCGCCGAACAATTACGCGCGCTTGTTCACTATAATCCCGAGACCGGCGCGTTCACTTGGCTGCGGCGGGACGAACGGGACCATTACGATCGCACTTGGAACAGCAATTGGGCAGGAAAGATTGCTGGTTGCACAAAAACCGGAACAGGTTACACGATCATCGCCATTTACAACTAAATTTACTTGGCGCACCGACTCGTTTGGCTTTATCAGATTGGCCGGTGGCCGGCTAACTGCATCGACCACATCAACATGAATCGCGCGGACAACCGTTTCGTAAATCTCCGCGAAGCAACACACTCCGAAAACCACTACAATCGCACGATCCAATCAAACAACAAAGCCGGACTGAAAGGCGTTTATTTTCACAAGTTCAGCAAACGATGGCACGCTCTCATTACGCACGAGGGACGCAAAATCTCGCTCGGCTATTACGCCACACCGGAATTAGCAAGTGCTGTTTATCGAGGTGCCGAGAAAATCCTGCGTGGGGTTTGGTCCGATGTAGATCGTGAGAAAGGAAAGACCCCTCTCACGATCTACGAAGTCAATTAAAAAGTGGCTACGACGCCACTTTGAAATTTGACCCATAATACGGAAGACTCGACTGCGCGTCCTCGTCGCCGAGCGTGACATCGGCATTGACGGTGCCGGCGGTCGCCGAAGTCGAGACCACATAGTTCAACTGCACAAACCGCGGCAGGCCCGCTCCGGTCTTGCGCATCGGCCAATCGAACGACGCGATGCGGGTGTTCGCCGTGAGAAGAGCAAGCGCAATCGTGTCGGTCTGGATGTACGTCACGAAGGTCAAGTCCGACCGCAGACCGGAAACGTGCGACGTCGCATTTTCCGGGGCGCCCTGGAACTGCACCTGCAACGACACGATGGTCAGGAACGCCGTGCCGGTATTGACGATGACCCTCGGCGTGCCGGGGCCTTTGCCGATGCCCAAGTCCTCGCCGAAATAGGTCTCGTTGACCGGGAAGATATAGCCGGCCGGGGTAGGCGTGTAGGTCGTGGTCAGAAGCTGGCCGGTCAGTTGATCGTAGAAATTCGTCGATTGTGCCGAAGCGGTGATCGCCTGGGCGTTTGAGAATTGGAGGTTCGCGTCGAGCATACCCATCGGGTGCTCTCCTTTCGATTGAGGTTTTGAGGGGAGCGCCGCCGAAGCGGCACCCGTTGGGTTACGAAACCGTCGCTTCGGTATCGAGGATCTGGTCGACCACGCCGATTCCGACGTTGCGGAAGTTGACGATCGGACGGCCGGCATAGTCCTCGGGCCGGAGCAACACGTTTTTATCTCGTATTGCTTGTATGTCGGCGTACTCCCGAAGGGTGCGGTCCATGATGAACTTCAAACGCACCGCCGGAGCGATGCGGTCGGGAGCGTCGGTCTTGGTGATGCCCGAAACCATCCGCCCGGCAGTCGGCAGACGAACAACCGCCTTCGAGAAGATGGCGAAGATGTCCGGGGGCGTGGCGCCCGCGAGACCCGCGGTCGTGGTGTCGAAGTTCGCCATGCGGACGACATAGCGCCAGTCCTCGATCGCCAGACCGCCGTTGCGCGAGAAATACGACGTGTAGGCCTCGTAACGGCGAGAGGAAGAGTCATAGGCCGGAACCACGTCGCCCTTGTTCTCGAAGATCAGTCCCGCTTTTGTACCCTTCGGGTAAATCTGGTAGCAGGTCTGATCGCCCAAACCCAACAGCCACGCCGACGTATTCGAGTTGCCGGTTCCGCCGGCATTGAACACGTTGACGCCGTTCGGCGTGTTGGCGATCGCCGAGAAGTACGTCGAGAAGCCCGAGAACTGCGCGGGAGTGGTCCAGGAATTGCCGTACATGAGATAGCCGGTCCACTGCTGGGACATGCCTTCCATGTGGGCGACGTCTTCCTTCTCGCGGTTGGCGTTGGTGTTTCCGCCGAGGTCCGCGAGTTTCTTGTCGATCTGGGAATAGGCGTCCAGCATCGCCATGCCGAAGGTCAGTTGCGCGGCGTTCGACTTGGTGTAGCCGACGCCCTGGTTGAAGCGACGGAGCGTGCCTTGCGGGAGCGACGTGCGCAGCGTGACGACGTGTCCGGTGGTGAGGTTGCCTTCCACCATGGGCATTTCGTCGTCAAGCTCGTTGCATTGCGACATGAGTTCGGCCATGTCCGCGATTTTCCCCGAGGGGTCCATGCGGCGGCCGATGTCGGCGAGGGTAAGGGAAGCCATGAGCGTGAAACCTTTCTGTTGGTGCTAGGCTGTCTTGGCGTCGACCTTGTCGTACCAACCGCGACTGCCTGCATCCTTGGCCTGCCGCTCGCTGAGCGGTTTGCCATCGTTGACGGGTTCGGGTTCCGCAAACACGCGATAGAGCGCATTGAGCATCTTGATCGTCAGGCGATGGTGCGAGACCCCGCCCTTGTCCATGACGCCAATGAGTTCCGCCGCCTCTTCCTTGGTAAAACCGGGGATGAGGCTTTCGAGCGCGTACTTGGCATTGCCCAGCGAAGTTTCGATGCGGTTGCCGCCGAGTTCGGGGTCGTTTTTGAGTTCGTTGACCCGCGTCTCGACGAGCTTGTTCCACACGTTGATCTGATTGTCCGACACGGCCTTGGCGACGCGCTGGATTTCCTCGAGGTGGAAGTTGACCGCATCCTGCCTGAATGTTGCCAGTGCAGCATGGGGATCAGTCTTCGCGGCGATCTCTGCTTTACCAACGATCTCGTCGAACTTTGCGACGCGAGCGTCGTCGAGCTTTACGCCTTCGGGGATTGCGAGCTTGTCGTAGGTCGGCGGCGCCTGCGGCTCCTTTGGAGCCTCGGGCTTGGTCTCAGGTTTGGTCTCTGGCTTGGCTTCCACCTTCTCCTTGCCGTCGGCTTCGGGCTTTTTCTCCGGCTCGGTTTTTGCTTCCGGCTTGGGAGGCTCCTTGGCTTCGGGCTTGGTCTCGGGCGGCTTACTCTCGCTTTCCGCGGGAGATTTCTCAGGCTCGGGCGCCTTCGCCTCGGCCTTTGTCTCTGGTTTGGGTTCGGGTTTGGGCGGCTCGGCCTTCACCTCGGCCGGCGCGGTATCCTTGCCATTCGTAGGCGGCGCAAACTCATGCTTGCCGGAATCGGCGCCAGCCAATGGCGACGCTGGCAATCCAGCGGTCTCGGCTGCGGGTTCACTCTTCTGTTCGCCGGCCATCGTTTGCTTCCTGTTGCTCGTTTTGCTTCTTGAGCCGCGCGTCGCGCAGCTCGCGTTCGCGTTCCTGTTCCTGCAGCATCTTCATGTACTGCTCGGGATGACGCCTCATACGATCGTGCCACCAGGCGCCCATGTTGCGCTCGCCGATCTTGGCGAAGGTCCGGTGTACGTCGGTATTTCCATTGATGTCGGAAGCGATGAACTCGCCCTCAACACCCGCCACGTCGAAGACAAAGCGGTAGAGAAAGTCGCGGCCCTTCTCGTGATTCATCCAGATGCGAACGGTCTCGTCGTCCTCGCGCTCGCGGATCTGCGCCTGCAGCCGTTGGGCTTCGATCGCCTGTGGGTCTCCGGCATCATAGACGCCTTGGTCTTCAGACATCGTTAGGCGGTAGCATTGAGCGGTTTACCGTCTTTGCCCTTCTGCCACGCTCGATAGAGCATTGTGGCATCGAGGATGATGATCTCGTCGTATTCAGCCGCGTAGGAGAACGCGGTCTTTTTGGCTTGCTCAAACTGTTCAAGCGAAAAGCCCGTCAGATATTTTATCTGATCGCCACGCCTTGCCAACAGCCACAGGCTGACTGAACCGGGCTGCTGCACTCCGGGCATCGGCTCGTCAGTAACCATCACGATTTCGTCTCCGCAGCGTCCTTGATCGCCGAATCCACGCGCGGCTTGCCCGCCACGTACTCCGCCCACGCCACAAACCCGCGGATCATGGTCTTGTCGTTGCCGAAGCCGGTGAGTTCCAACCACTTCTTGAAACCCGGCAGTGACACTTCAAGCCCGTCGACCACACCGGCCGTGAGTTTGAGTTTCAGGTCGAGTTCGGCGCCGAAGTATTCCATCGCCTCCGCGGCGCCGCGGGGGGATGGTCCATTGCTCAAGGCATTGGCGATGTGGAAGCGCGCCGTCGCGCCCGCGTGTCGTGCGGCCTCGAGCAAGCCGCGGCGGAACTTGTCGTCGACCTCTTTGCGGATATGCGCGCGCCCGCCCTGGCTGAACGCCGCGAGCGTGTCCGGCAGGTCTTTGAATCGGGTGTGGAGCGGTTGCATCAAATCCTCGGCGGATAACCGTTCGGGCCGATGTTGGAGCGGATACCCCAAGCCGGCTGAAACCACTTGCCGTTCTTGAAACCTCCGGGCGAATAGATCACTTCCGTCTCGATTCCAAGATAACCCTGCTCATACCAGAACTCCCGGATACGATCGGCGGCGCGCTCGGCAAGGTGTCTGTCCCAAGAATCATCAAGCGGCTTGTGCTTGGGATTTGCCAAAACCTTATCGAGCACGGGCAAACCCCGGCGGCAGGATGATCGAAGGCGACGGCATCGCCATGATGCGCCTTGCACGGGAGGCATCCGGCTGCAGGCGATTCTCCGGCAGCAACAGCCTTTTGAACTTGTGCTCGTGGCGTTCCAGCTGCTGCGCCATGAAGGACCACGACCAATCTCCCCGGAAGCACGTCGCAAGCTGGCGCATGCCGCCGGTCGCCTGCTTCATGCCGTCGAGGAATCTCCGTCGCGCCTTGACCCACGAATAGGCCTCGCCGCGCACGTTTCCCATCTGCTCTTGTTTCATCGCAAGGTCGTGGCCGGCGAGGGTAACAGCGTCGCGGCGCATCTTCGCCAAGATGGCTGCAATGTCGATCCAGATCGAAGCCTTGACGGTCTCGCCCTTGGCAAGATGCTGGCAGGCGTCCTCGGCCATCTTCAAACCCTCGATGACGCGCTCGATCGATTCCTTTTCGATCATCCGCACCGCGCCAGCAGGAGGTAGCGGATCGCCGTCGCTTCCCCGGACAACAAGGTTGTTCGGGTTTGCCGGATCGTCCGGTTCGTAGGTCTTGACGTCTTCGGTCATTGCATCGTTCCGCTCGGCGAACCAAACATGTCGAGAAATTCCGCGTGGCTGAGCATCACCCATGCCCGGACTTTAGAGCCAACGAGTTGCGGCATGACAGCAACAAAACTATTCGCGGCGAATGTTTCCTTCATACCGGCCAGCATGCCGAGCGTGCGGTCGATGAGAAGTTGCGTCATCGGACTCATTGTTTGCGGAGCCTCAAGTCTTCGAGCGCCTTGTCGAGATAAACCACATTGCCGTCCTTGTCCTTCGACACATAGGCCGGGAACATCTTGCCGTTACAGTCTGGTGCCATGACGACTTTGCGACTCACTTGCCAACCCCCGGTGGCTGCGCACCACCTGTGTTTCCTAGCAGAAGCTGCAGCGCATTCAAGCCGCCGCCGGTATCGGTCTGCGACAAGTTCTGCGCGGCGGATGCCATTGCGGGCGTGACCTTCTCGGCCATGTGCGCCTGGTTCGCTGCTTGCGCCGCCTGCTGCCTCTGTCCGCGGATGGTCTTCATCGTGTTTGGATCGTTCCAGTCCTCGGGCGGATACTCGACCGCTTCGCCGTAATCGCGGATGAACTTGTCCGAATTGATATTGTCGAGCACTCCCGGCATCGCCGCTTCCATTCGGCCCGCCATGACCATCGTTCGTTCCATGCCGGCGGTCTTTGCGGCCTGTTGGATTAGTGCGAGCTTGGAAACAAACTTGACCTGGATCGGTACGTTGCGCATCGACATCGGACGTGGAGGAACGAGACCGCGGCGATTCATGATCGACACGACGCGCTGCAGTCCGATCTGGTCCTCGCGCAGATTGCGTTCGATGACGGGGCCGAGCCTCAGAAGTTTCTCGCCGCGGCGCTCGGTCAGTTCCAACTCGTTCCGCGGCTGCACGCCTTCCATCTGCGAGATCATCAGGAACGTATCGTTGTGAAACCACTTCTCCACGCGGGTCTGAAGTCGTTCGATGATCTTGTCCCCGAACTCGATGAACCTCGGGTCGGGCTCGTACATTGCCTTCATGCCGCCGGAGGTGGTTAGATTCGGAACGTAAGTGACCTTGTTTGGCAAGGTCGACGCTGGTTCGTTCTTGAGTGAAGCATCTGCGAGCATCGAAGGCCGAATGCCCTTGTCGATTGCCTCTGCTACCCGTTCCGTCAGTCGATTGAGCTGCCGCACATCGGGCAGCGCATCCTGACCGAGCCCCCGACCATAAGGATCGTTCGCCCGCTGCGTCCATGGGGCGTACATGAACGGCTTTTCGCGGTAGCCTTTGACGGCAAGAGGCTGCGGAGACGACATGCCGCGGAGCCAATAAACCTCGCGATATGCGAAGCCGCCTGGAATAACACCCAGTTTGGGTTTCTGACCGTATTGCTCGGCCGGGAAGTTTGGTTCGATGCAGTGCGCAACGATGAACTCCGTGTTCAACTGTTTCGAGTTCCACAGTTCGCCAACGTCGGTGCCCGCTACTGCCTTGGGGCTGAAGCGCTGGACGATTGCGCGGACGGTCAAGACAAATTCGCGATAGAACGTCTCGATCGAATTGTTGTTTGCACAGGCTCCGAAATACTCGCCGAAGCACGGCACCTGGCAGTCGATGACCCTATCCCGGTCTTCGTAAATGAGCATCGGCGCCGTGCCGAACGTGATCTGATCCTCGTAGAACTGGTATTTCCGGTCGTAATAGTTCGAGCCTGCGAGCACCTCGTAGATGCGTCTCTGGAACTCGTTGAGCCAGAGCTTGCCGCCTTCGTCGATCTCGAAGCCCTCGGGCGCGTCGAGCTTGAACCATATCTTTGTTGGCGACGAAAGGCCGTCCATCATCCCGGATGCACAAACGCCGATTGCCTGCGTCGCCGTCGAATCAACCACGTTCTGGTTGATCGGTAGGCCTCGCGTCATGTTGTTCGGGGTGATGACCCAGAAGTATCTCCTGGGAAGCATCTCGTTGGCGATTTCGCCCGCGTGCATCCACCACGGAGTTCGCCATTGCCGAAGGCCCCACAGCTGCACCTCGAGATAGCTGCGGAAGTCCTCCCAATCCTGATTAGAGGTCCACGTCTTCCACGGAATGATGGCCGGCGTCTTCGCCAGCATGGATGCGTTGGCATCCTCGAAGAAGGCTAGAGCCTCGACCATCTAGCCCGTTGTCAGTCCCGGCGTCGCCGTCATCGGCTTCACCAGATCGCCTTGGGCCGAAGTCTTCACGGTCCCCCCTGCAGCACCACGCGCTTTCGCCAACTCACTCGCGCCGGCTTGCGCGACCTCGGGCTTGGCAAGCGTCGGCGGGATCGCCGCCGGGGGGATCGGCGGCGGCGGGGGTGGCGATGCGGCTTGTGATCCACCGAAGATTCCGCCCATGCTTCACCTCACGCGAAAGGATGATAGTCGGATTCAATCTCACGCGGATGCTCGGGCAGACCGTAGCGATACTGCTCGTAATCGATCTTCCGAGCCAGCAACTGCGCCCTACCGCGCATCTGTATTTCGAGCAGGGTCAACTGATGCACATCCATCGCGGTAATGATCTTTCGAGCGAGGTCCTTGCCGATGCAATCGCGCAGCGCGATGTAGTCGATCAGGCGGTCACGCAGCGCCGGTTCTTCGGAGAGGATAGGACGCTGCGGCGAGTTCACATAGGTCCGCGAGTTGGGCAGTCGGAATGCTGGCTGCTCTTTCAGTTCAGCGCTCATCGCTGCCCATACGCAAACGGCCGATACTCGCTCTCGAAAGTGCCTTGCTGCTTTCCCGTCGTCCAAAGATGCGCCGGCCTAATCGTCGCGACCGCCAATCCCGACATGACGAGATAGCGCGTGTCGTCCATCAAGTGGTCCTGCTGGCCGTCCTTGATCTTGCCGTTCTCGTCGCGCTGGTAGAACCGATATTCCTTGATCCAGTTCAACAGCGTGCGAAAGACTTTCAGGCGCCCGGTCGAGAGCCGTTGCCACACCGCGACAATACCCGATTCCGGTCCGGTCAGCGTGTTGTCGGCGATGGTGAGATTCAGCCCGAGCTCGTTGACGTAAATGTTGAACAACTGCGAACCGTCCTTCTGCCCACGACCTCGAGCGGCAGGATCGATCACGCCCGGAATCCAAGCGCCTCTTGCTTTGATCGCTTGCGCGTGGATCGCGGGTTCGGCCTGTCCGCGGTAGTGTTCGCCGTAGAGATACACCACGTCGTTGTCGCGGTCCCAGGCGCCCCACAATGCTGCAGTCCGTTTCCAGCCGACGTCGAGCGCGTAGCATTGCGGCATCCAGTCGGGGATGACAAACGGGTCACAGACAAATTCCGATTCGGGGACCGGATAGACCGCGCCCGAGCCGAGCGAAGGTTTTCCAAGGGAGCGGGCTTCAAACTCGTGCGGCGGGATGCGCCCCTTCTCTTCGGCGATCATCTCCGGGGTAAGATGGGGACAATCATGCCAGCCCGCCATCACTACAAAGCGGGATCGCTTTTGGATCACTTCTTCTGGCGAACCAGAGGACAGGGATGGCGCGTCGCTCAAAGTAAAAATCCTCGCTGTCTATACCAAACTTCTGGCCGCTTGTCTTGTTTGCTGCAGTTGCGGGTTACACAAAGCATCTGCAAATTACTTCGGTTATTTGTTCCACCAAGGGCCACAGGTACGATGTGATCGACCGTTGGTTTGTCGCCCAATCTCTTTCCACAGCCTGCGCAGCAATGCCGCTGCGCTTTGAGGATCACCACAATATCGTTGTCACTGTAGGAACCAGCCGCTCGCAACCGATGCTTACGCTTGCGTTGGTTTTTAGCTTTGATCGCCTTGCCATGCGCGGACGCTTGGTAAAGGCGCCTATATTCGAGCATACTCAGCCGATTTATAGCGCGGTAGCGTTGTGCGTACTCGCGGCTGATATGCGGTTTGTTTGCGTGATATTTCCGGCATTAGGTAGCAAACTCACCTAGCAACCTATCGGCCTATCCTGCCCGCTAAGCTACTGTCCTCGCCATGAATTGGCTTCGGGACCTGCACCAGAACCTAAGCTTTAAGCTCGGATACGTGCGCGGGCGGCGCGGGAAGCCGTTTAGCTGCCCGTGGTGGGCGGACCAGGTCGTTTACGCCATGGGCCATATGGAGGGATACAAACTGTATCTCGCCGACCGATGAACGCCTTCGTTGTCTCAGGACTGGTCAAGCGCCGCGCCCAACTGGCTGGCGACATAGAGAAGGCGCACGAAGCCTTGCGCCAGATGGTTCTCGACCTGGAGAACCTGGACGCCACGATCCTGCAATTCGAGCCTGATTTCAAAATCGAGGCGATCAAGCCCAAGGCGTTCCGACCGCCGAAGGATTGGAGCAACCGGGGCCAGATGACCCGGATTTGCCTGTCCATCCTACGGCAAGCGAGCGAGCCGCTTACGGCCCGCGACGTTGCCCTGCAATTGCTCACAGAGCGCGCGTTGAACCGCGAGGATCAAAAGCTCCTACGGCTCATGACTAAGCGTGTAGGCGTCGCGTTGAGGGGCCAACGCGAGAAAGGTGTTGTTAAAGCCGATCAGGGGCCGGGACAATACATGCTATGGGCGATTATTCGCTAGTTTCCACATGCAAACGTAGGTATTTAGACGCGCTGGAATCGGGGGGAGCGGGATGATTCTGCAATGGACGATGTTGCGCTCGCCAATTACGTCACTGGTACGTACTTTGGGTATGTCGAAGCCGGTCGCCTAGACCCGGACGGCGCGAGGTTGCTTGGCGTCAAGCCGCATGTCGAGATTTGGTTTTCCGACTACACTCTCCTAAAGCTCCAAAAACGGCACGGCGATATTAATTTTTCGCATTATCGCCACATGCCATCGCTTCTCCTCCACGGATTTCGCGCCCAAGGTCGGACGCCAAATGTTTTGGACGCTTGGTGGGTTAGCTTCGATGGCCGCGAATTTATTGGGTTTTTCGCCGCGCTAAAGGCGACCAAAAAAGGTGAGGTTTTTGTCGCCACGTTTCACCGGATTCATTTGAACGAGGCGCGACGGCTATGGAAACGCGCGTTACGCGATGGCCGTCTTGTTCGCGAGCAGGCTCTTGCCAGCACGCTTCTTAAGCCCGGAACGGACCACCTAAAGCCAAAAAAGAAAATGGCGTGAGGAGGGGACTCCCCGTTCCCTCATTGCGCTCCGATCTTTCGATCGTGCTACGGCTGGGAGATTCACCGTGTCGCTCACGCTGCATATTGTGTCTCACAATTCGACTCGCCACGCAAGGGTAATTACCCCATAAATACCCAGGTAATTACCCTACGAGTTTGAGTATGGCTCAGCCGGAAAAACTCTCTGAGTCCAGAGAGTTGACCATTAAATTGCCGATTGAACAGGATGACTATTTGATCTTGCTCGGCACTTTAGGAAAGGGCGGCCGATCCAGAACAGAAATTGCAACTCACATCTTGGTTCGGGAACTACAGGCCCTCGAAAAAGAGGGGTATCACGAGCGGCGGTTACCTAAGCCAAAGTCGGACTAATTGATCGCTGCCAATATCCCTTCCACTGACGCGACACCGGATGCTTAAGAGCCGCATCAGTGATCGCCAGATAAAGCTCGCCAGTGCTTCGGCGCCGGTTGTCCTCACGCCACGCCATTTCCGATGAATACGCCGCAAGGTACGGGCCAGCGATATGATGATGCGTTCCAATTTCGGCGCGGCGGAGCCGGGAGAAAAACGACTCTGCTTGATTGGTGCAGGCATCATCCGTCGAATAGGCTTCCGTGTGGTTGATGCGCTTCGTGAGATAGCGGGAGTGCAGCGTGTCCCAGCATGACGCCTCGTCTGCGTACACGATGCTTCCGGCTTTCACGCGGTCCTGAATAACCGGGAGCGACAATTCCTCAGAGCGGCAGACGTAGGGCAGCGACGATCCGTTCCGCTCCCGCATGATGACTACACAACGGCGCTTGCCGGATTGGTTTTTCCAGAGACGACGGTCGCGGCGGTTTTGCTTGTAGTTGGCCGGTTTGACGTAGCCGCCGAAATAGGCGCCGTCGATTTCAACGTCGCCAGAAACCTTGCGGTCCTTGATTTCGTCTTACGAAGATCGCGATTGCCAATAGGTAGTCGCGAACAGGCAGCTTGCGGCTGGCGAAGATCGTCCCGGACGTGACGCTGAATTGGTGCGAGCAAGATTTGCATTTCCAGAGCTTGCGCGTGCGGTAGCTGTAGAGGGCTGCGCAGCGGCACCGAGGGCAGTACGGCTCGCCCGCGTTGTCGGACCACCGGACCAATTGGAACGCCTCGTAGGCTTCCTCATCCGTCATACGGGCCACGGCCGCTAACGAGAGCGTCCGGGCCTGAGAGGAAAGGAGGAAATGCTGTGCCATGGCGTTTATGCCATGAACATAGCATATACGCTATTGCAGTCAACAGGAAAATGTCATATATGCTATGAATTATTCGCTTATGAAAGGACGGACCCATGCCAGCCAAGCAACCCTCATGGGAAGACCGGGCAAAACGGTTCCTCAAGGCCGAATTGAAGCGGGCGGACATAAGCTATCGGGAGCTTGCCGAACGGCTCGAAAAACATGGCCTTGAGGAAACCGAGGCCAGCATCGCCAGCAAGCTCAGCCGGGGCACATTCGCGGCGACGTTCTTCCTCGCATCTTTAGTGGCAATCGGTTGCGAGGCCGTGCAATTAGGGGACCTATAGTTTCATTTGATCGCAACAATCGCTCCAATTATTGCCATGCCGATTACCAGCAGAACCGGGATCACCCATTTATAATGCCTCATTTCAGTGGTGAGCGACGTTACGTCGGATGTTAGAGTCCCGACGTTCGCACTGAGGGAGCGCAGGGTGTTTAGGACTTCCGAAAGGGCCATCCCTTCGCTTTCCGTAATAAATTCGATTTCCTCGGCGCCTAATTCCATCCTCCCTTGGTACGGCCCAGAATAGGGTTTTTGGGCGGGCTCCTCCAAGCGATGGAACTCGACGGTGAGAAGATCATCTTTGTACGGAAGCGAAACTGGTTTAGGCGTCAGATTCGTCATTCCGACGATAAGACGGCCGTGAAATCCAGGATCAATTTGTGGACCCGTAGTGGCGATTATGCCTTTTCGCGCGTATTTAGAGCGAAGCCCAAAACGTGCGGCATATTGCGGCCCAAGCTTAATTTCCTCCAAAACGCAAACAACACCAAAGTCTCCGGGAGAGAGTAGGATGTATCCGTCTTGTTTTATGTTGATCTTTTTCTTGGCACTCGTGGTGGCTCCCTGTTCGCCAACCCGCAGATCATAGCTTGCAGCCTGGACCTGACCCTTATCGAACGGCTCGATAAGAATATCACCCTTGGCGACGGCCTCTTGAATTTGCCGATCCGTGAGAATCATAGAAGCCGAGCCTCCAAACTCGCCGAATCGGGTATATTAGAACAAATCATGAATCCCGCAATAGCTACCTCGCAATTTGTCTGTGAATTGGCGTTGGGGCAATAGGTGAGTTTGCTACCTAATGCCGGATATTTCCGCCGCCGCGCTCGCGCACAAGGTTTGCAGCGGCTATCGTAGCGAAAACTCGGATTGTTGCAGGCAGTCGTGTACTTGCACCGATAGAACTCCGAAAGCGGCTTACGCTCCCGGCACATGATGCACACTCGATGACCGTCCGAAATCACTGTCCACATAGGCCAAGTGAATCACGAAAGCCCCTGTGTCGCAATCAAAAATCCACCTCTCCCGGCAACCGTCCACCCGGCAGGAACGCCTGCACCACGTCCGACATGCCCTCGAGCGGCGTGAAGGTTAGAATACCCATTCCCCGTCGGGTCATCAACCGGATCGAACACTCCGTGTAAATCTCGATCGGCGGTTCCTCGTCCAACCAGGCGCCGTCTTTCGCCGTGCCCTCGAACGCTCCGCGGCCCTGCTCGTAGCTCTTGAGCCCCAACGTCGACCAGCCGCCGAACTGGCTCTTGATCTGGATGGTGTCGATGAAGTCGGCAACGCCGCGTTTCCAGGTGATGGCGCCGATGTCGCTCTTGGGGATCAGACCCGTGCCGGCGACGCTCTTGAAGCGGCCGTTCCACTGCACCGGACCGAACAGCGTTTCCTTCTGGATGATGTCGCGGGTCGTTTCGTTGGTCTTTCCCGCGGCCCACCAGTCGACGGGTCGGTTGAAGCGATAGCCAGGCCACCATTCGGGATAGCGGCCGGTCAGATGCAGCGCGGTTTCGTAGCCGCCCATGCCGAGGGTCTTGCCGACGCGGTTGGCGCAGAGCGCCATGCGCTCGCGATGCGGGGAACCGTCACACCCTTCGGGGCACCAGGTCTCGATCGGATCGTGCTCGCCGCCGGCCGCGAAAAACTCCATGTGGCGGGCGTAGAGTTCCCGCCGAAGAGGTCCGGTATCGGGATAGAGCCGATAGAGCGCCCGGTATGGATCACTCCGGGCGATGTTCTGCCGCAGCTTCGCCACCAACAGGCTCCGGCCCGTTGGGGATAGCTTCGAGAGCTTCGGCAAGAGCGCGCTGATCGTCGACACTCAACCCCGCAAAGAAGGCCCCGACGTTGACGACGTTCGTGGCTCCGGTTTGTTCCGGGGCGATGCCGCCCATGTGCTTCAAGAGCGTGAAATTGGCCTGATTCTTGTCCCAGAGCTTCAGTTTGGGATTGCCGTCTTCGTCCCACTCGATCGCCGCGAGCGCGTCCGTGAGTTCCCGCGGCAAGGTGGTGATGTCCTTGAGCTGCAGCTTGCCTTCGGGTCCGCGCTCGAAGAAGTCCACCAGGTTTGCGCGCCCAATTCGGTCGATGCGATTCACCACTGCGGCGATACGCACATCCCGGTATTCGAGCGCCTGGCCGAACAGTTCGCGAAAGCGGGCTTTGACATCGACGGTGTTGGAGAGACGTCGGGCGTTCTCGACACCAGGAGCATAGCCGGCGCGCTCGTAGGCCTTGGCTCGCGCCTTCGGGTCGCAGTCGAGTTCGAGTTCAACCCACTCCCGGACGAACAGTTCATGGCGGGGATTGACCAGCGCTCCCATGACACGGTCGATTCATAGCGATTCGCAACTGAGGCGGGATTGCCTCATTTCGGGAGCGGATTATAGCGGTCCCACTCGACCGAACGCAAGGAGATTGCTGCGACGGCCTTGGATGCTTCCCAATCGACCACAAATTCCTTGGCGGGTTCCCGGTCGAGCGCGGCGCGGACGGCTGCAGGGTCCGCAGTTGCTAAGTCGCTGAATTGCGCAGCAAATTCGCTAGGTGCCACAAAGGACCGCACGGCTGCAGCGGTTGCTGCGCTCACTGGATATTGCTCGGGCATAGCCTCAACCGCGACCATCTGCGAGATCAGCGGCGCACGCCCCTTGGACAGCCGGTCGATCATCATCCGCACGAAGGTCGCCGAATCAATCCCTTCGTCGGCTGCGGCCTGTTCGACCCACGCCAGCTGCTCGTCGGTGAGTTTGAGCACCATGCGCTTGGCGGTCATCGCTTCAAGTCCATGCGTTCAATGCACCCAACGCAAACTAACGCTGGCTCAGTGACCTGGCAGATATCGCACAGAGCGCGCTTCGCACGCCGCGTGGCTTTTGCCGTGGCTGAACGCTTGCGGGATGGGGGTTTGGGCTTACGCACGCTTGGCGACTTGGTAGATTTCGAGGTCAACAGGAGTGGGCCTGCCGAAGAGGTTTACAGCAACTTTGATTCTAGTGGTCGGGTCAAGGTCTTGTATAGCCACGTCGAGGCCGTTTTCCACTACTCCCGGAAATGATGCGAAGGGACCAGAGGTGATCGTCACCTCGTCACCGATAGCAAACAGCACCCGCAGGCTCTTCTTGCCGTCGATGAGTCCCCCGTTTTCCTGGCTGCGCATGCGCGCGAGTTCGTGGCTTTTGATCCTCACCATGCGCTCGCCTTCGCAGGCGAAGCCGCCTATTCCAGCTTCGCTGCAGATCGACGAGATTGAGGCTACGCCCTCGACCTGGACCAGCACGTAGCCTGGAAACATCGGGGCTTGCACTGGCATCTGGATATGGATTCCAGACATGCGCTGTGAGTGCGACAGTCGGCGCTGCGGCATCGGCCGAAGTTCCACGAGTTTCGGGTAGTAGCTCGGCACGCCGTAGCGCGCGAGGATCGAGAGCGCATGGGCGTCGGTGCCGCGGACCCTCCGGGCCATGAACCAGTCGGTTTCAGTCATCATCAAATTCGCCCATGATTCGCTGATCGCGCGCTGCGCTTTCTGGCGTGCCTGGCTGATCGTAATGATGACCGCTGCGGCAGGCCTTGCGCCGTGCAGCCTTGATGGCGACAGTCTGTGCTTGGCGCGCGGCACAGCGCTGCCGCTCGGCCTCCGATAGTGGCAGGCCGGATGCGTATCTCATGCGCTTTTGGCCTTGTGCCGCTCGCCCAGCCATCGAAACCAGTTGCCTCGTCCGCCCACACGGTTTTCAGGGAGTTTTTCAGCGCCGCACACCTCGCGGTAATCGTTGGCGTAAGCCTGCCACTCGGAAGTGCCGTGGTCGAACCATATCATGCCACGACCTTTTGCGCCATGCGGCGGCTTCGATCGGTTTCCTTTGGACGACCAGACTCTTGACTCTTTCTTTTGTTGGTTAAGTGCTTGCGTTTCAAAATCATCAACGATTCCGGGCAGTAGCGGCAAGTTTTGGCCCGCTTTTTGGCCCGGTTGTTGGTTCGCTTTGTGGCCCGCATAAAGCGTAGAGGCTTGAAATTTCTCATAGTTGCAAATGGTTACCATGGTCATGGGGTAACCGATTATTGCCCCGTTTTTTGGTTCGGTTTTTGGCCCATTTAACGCTTTTCCCAATAAAACCATGCTTTCCGCAGCGAGCCGTTTGAGGAAACGGTCGACGTTCGACTTCGGCCAGTGCCAAGCGGCACTGAGCTGTCGGCGCGTTATGCACAATTGTCCGCGTTCAGTATGGATCGCACCAAATTTGTTGCGGTTGCCGCGCGGTCCCCACGCTGCGGCATTGATGAGCCATTCCCAGGCTTCGAGTCGCGAGAGAGGTTTTTTTGTTTGCAATAGCGGATGGTCGAAGATGGTTCGCGCTATTGCGATGTAACCGTGCCCCCGTTTTTGCCCCATTAGCCCACCTGTTTTAATGCTGTGGTCGCAGCGTCTATTGCTTCCTGCACCTCAACAGTGAACCATTCTGCGCTCAGCCGCGACGAGCGTTTATCGGCGAGCAATTGGTGAGCTAATCTTTCAGCCTTGAAAGCCCGCGGTTCAGTCGTCGTATAGGCCCATCTCAACGTAATTGTATCGTCGAGCATTGCCATTTGAAGTGAGACAACGCGCGCCTTGACGTAGCGACTGACGCCAATTTTTACGCCGTGCTTTCCGGTCATCACATAAAGGCTTGCTTCTAAAAAAGTCCTTGGGTCGACTTCATTGATAATCTCTTCCCACGCTGCCTTTGGAAGTTGAAATAATACGGATGAATCTTCTAACTGCCATCCTACGCCCTGATTCCTATTGAGTTCTTGGAACGCCGCGAGAGTAGCTTCAACGCTCAAGCAGCACCATCCCGCAATTTGATCCAACTCCACCCGTCCACTGCCGTCGTCCGCACCATTATCCGACAGCCAGATTGCACATAGCTTTGCTGCCGCTGTTTTTGGTGTGAGCATAAATGCCCACCTGGTTGCGCGTAAACTCATTCCGCCGCCTGCGGTGTTTCGATGATCTCGCCAGTCTCGGGATTGTGTGGTGGCAGTGATTCGTTGCCCCATGCGGTCCATCCTGGTCGCGCGGGACCGCGTCGAAACAATTCCACCTTGAGTAACGTCGGAAACTGACGCTCAATGAGTTCGCAATAGTGGATTGGCTTTGCGCTGTGTCGCGTGGAGGGTTCTCGATACACTGATGGTTCTAATTGCTCCGGCAGCGGCGGCGGTACATTGCCGCGCTTCGCGATGAGCAACATTTCGTGTCGATTGCGATTCCAATAGCCGGTCGCTATCTTCTCTTTGTCCCAAACATAATTGGTCACGTAAGCCCACGGCTCACCGGGCGACCATGCCGCAAAGATTTCCGGCGCGCGGAACAACCTCGGCGACGTGATCCACATGAACAGCAGAGCATCGTCGGCTACGATGTCTCTTATTGGCAGCGCGCAAATTTCTTCGACCGTCAGCGTCGGGTACTGATTTTGAGCCGACTTTTCGACGCCACGTTCTTCGGACCACACCTCGAAATGCCAAGGCGGATCCGCATAGATGATTCCAAATTTATTTTGCGGTAGCACTTGCTGGCGCCGGCCGAGTTCAGATTCGCGAGTGGTGCGGCGCTCCCGGCTCTGCATCACCTTGACGTCCCGGCGCTCCATGTCGGGCCGAATCACCTTCTGCTCGATCGCCGCGTCGAACGCTTTGTCGTCAAGTTTTGTGAGCTGGTAGAGGGTTCCCCACGCTGGCGGCAAAAGCGAAACACGTTTCGCGTCTGTAAGCCGGGGGTCTTTGGCGATTGCCATGAGCATCTGGGCCGTGCGGGGGGTGAAAGGTAGGTCTTTTTCGCACATTTCCTGCCATTTACCGTGCCCGATGGCGTGTCGCGCCTCGGTCAATAGCCGGCCGGCTTCGATGATGCCCTCGACACTGGCCTGCCAGCACGCCTTAATTCGGGCCGCCCACGCGCTCGGCGGAGCGTCCATGCCGGGTTGTAGTGCAGCGAGTTCGGCTCGGGCCATCAAATCAGCCCCTTTTGCCGCGCCATCCACTCCGGGATTGTGACAACGACCACGCCGCCGCGGCCGGGCTCGAACTCGATTTGCGACTTTGGGAGCCAGATCGGTTGGCCGTTGTTGAGCGCCGGCTTTGCAGGATCGAGGACGCCAATAGCTTTCCCGGTTTGGGCTTTGAGCATCAAGGTGAGGTCGAGCAAATCCGACGCGCCGGTGACCCGCGGGCCTCTGCCTGGTCGTACTTGGGTCTCATTGTCGCCGAATCGCCCGCGCTCGGGCGGGGCGAACATATCGAAGGTGTCGCGCTGGCTCATACCGCCACCGGAAACCCGATCCGCCTCTTCATCGAAAGGCTATGCGGATCAAGGTTATATATGGGTTTGTTCATGTGAAGGAAGTAGTTGATTTCGTGGGCTATTCCTTCGCTCTTGTCCCAGCCGGCCATCAGCGCGACGATCAGCGTGTCGCAACGGTCCATCATTAACTCGTTGTGTTTGTACCACAATTCGACTTGGAGGGGGTCAAGCGCCCCGTGGATGGCGAGGGGGTGGCTGTGGGCGATCGGCGAATAGACCATGACGCCGGACCATAGGAGTTTTGCGGCGATTCGGCAGGCGTCCTCGTGGGCGCGGTCGAGGCCGCCGCGGTAGTGGGTGTAAACTGTGGCAAGGTAGCCGAGGCTCATTGCTTTACGCTCCGCAGGGTGTCGATCGCCAGCGTCAGAGCTGCAACGGTGCCCCATTCCCTGGATAAGCGCTGCTGGCGTGCCCAGATGGCGTTGGTGTTGTGGGTGCCTAGGCCCTTTTCGGCGACGCGACGGGTGTGCAGAGCCCGGCGCTCGGCGTGTTTGAGGCGGGTCAGGAGGATGTCTATGACCTCTTCCATGGTGACTACAAACATTCGCCGACGATCTCGCGCTTGAGTGCGCCAATCTTTTCATTGTCGCCGACGACAGCGCCAATCATCGCGACGATCCACCATCGCGATCCTTCCCATTTTGGCGGGATATGCGTGGCGTGCAGCGTACCGCCGTGACAGAGATTGAGTGGACCCGGCGCGGTGTGAATGATGCCTGGGGCGGCCGCGTCAATCTTTTTGGTGCCGCCGTTTGACGGCAGACCCTTTTCGTCGGATCGCCAAAAAGCGATCGTTGCTCCCTCGTGGCGTAGCGCAGCGAGCCGCGAGCGCAAAGTGTCTGGCCACTTCGATGCGAAAGCATCGACTGTGGCCAGCCAATATTCTTTGGACCCGTACCCGGACCCGTCCCCGGACCCGTCCCCGGACCCGTCCCCGGACCCGGACCCGTACCCGTACCCGTACCCGTACCCGGACCCGTACCC